GGGCCAGTATTTATAGAAAAGGTCGGCGCTATGCCTGGTCAGGGCGTAACATCGATGTTTAACTTTGGGCGTAGTTATGGAACAGTCTTAGGCTGTGCCGCTGGATTGCAGCTAGAAACTACGGTTATTCTTCCAAATACATGGCAACGTGCGCAAAATTGTCAGAAGGGCAAGGACGGCAACCGTCAACGCGCAGTAGAACTATTTCCAGCATTCAGTCATTTTTTTGAAAGAAAGAAAGATGACGGACGTGCGGATGCAGCATTAATAGCGCGATACGGCGCTTTATTTTGTTGAAAGTGTTGAAAGGTACGAGCGACACAGATGACAAACGGATTTATAAAACACGGCCTAAAACACATAAGCGTTTCATCTACTAATAAATATAGAGAAGCGCCTGATGCGTGGGCATGTCAATACCTTGGTGGGCATAGATTTCCGACAGGCTGGGCAGCCGTGCAAGGTCAAGCCGTTGAAAACGGCGTCGAGTACGGTTTGTTTAATGGTGCAGGGATTGATGACTGCGTAAAACAATCAGTTGATCGTCTTAAAGATTTAAGTTTGATGCTGAACAACAGGCCAGAGGAATTGGAAAAGCGCATACCAATAGTTAGTCGAATGGTCGAAGCCGCGCTTGAAAATCTTATGCCGTTAGGCGCACCAGAACCGCCAGCCCAAGGATCGAAGCAACACAACGTCAGCATCGATGTTAGGTTTAGGCAAGGTGACGACGGAACAGTGCCGTTGGTTGGCTATCTCGACTTTTGGTATCCAGACAAGAATGACGGCAACGGATTGGTGATCGATCTTAAAACAACGTCAAAGTCACCAAGTAAATGGTCACTGTCACACGGCATTCAGGCAGCCGTGTATCAGGCAGCCGTAAAATCAGTGACAAAGAAAAAACCGCAAGTGAAGTTTTGTTACGCGCTCACGCGCAAAACTGATCCGTGGGTTGAACTCGAACTTACGGACGACGATGCAGCGTATTTTCTCAAAGTATTCAAACGAACAGTTAAACAGATGGAGGCACTATTAAATTTATCGGGCAACAGCGAGGATATTATTGCGGCAATACCGCACAATCCTGACACGTTCTATTGGAATAATGCCGAAGAAATCGCGGCGACATTCTACGGCTCCTGACGCTTACTGGTTCACCGAACAGGATGCGCGGCAGCGGAGTGTTCACGAATTGCTGTGGTTGCGCGTTCTCGAACAAGCATGGCGCGATTGCCACGATATTGACAACAACGATCCATACAAAGCGCGTGATGCTGAATACGCGCTTGCTTGGATCATCACCAACGACATGGATTTTGATGCTGTCTGCGGCCTTGCAGACGTTGATCCAAAAGAATTTCGGTCAATGACGATTCAATCTGTCAAGGATCGATACCCGCGCCGACTCCTGGCGCAAGTGATCGCCAGACACTTTAAAAAAAGGCGATAAACAACGGAACCCAAAGGAGACTGAAATGCCGTTAAATATGTTAAATGAAGGTGGCGGAACAGCGTTCATACGTTTTTCTAGCGACGAAAATGCTTGGCTACGCTCAAGCGAAGGTGGAGGATTAGAAGAAGTAGAGACACCATTTGCAGTTCTTATCGATATTGAGAACGTGCAGCTTGGTTGGTTGAAATTATCGGGCGGCAGAGATTGGCAGCCGTGGCCCAACAATGACCCGACCAATACACCAAAGCCGTCCGACGCGCACAAGCAAGGCTTTTCGGTAAAAATGTATAGCACCAAAGTATTTGGCGACGAGCATTTGCGCGAGTTTTGTGCATCTGGAACTGGAACAAATATGTTCATCAAAAAGTTATACGATGAATGCGAAGCCACAGGTGAGTTTGGCAAAGGCAAAGTGCCAGCGTTTAAAATCAGCAAATCGAAAGAGAAGCTAAAGATTGGCGCTGGATCGACACGCATACCTCCGTTTGAAATTGTTGATTGGAAGGATCGCCCCGCAGAGCTTGCAGACAACGTTGTTGCTGCACCCTCTACGTCTGATGCCACAGGCGCAGCGGCGAAGTCTGCATCTGCTTCAAGTGCAGACGATGACGAAGATTTCGCCGCTGAAATCTAGTCATTCAACTTGGGGCAGCGCGTGACGTTGCCCCTCTTTTCAACGGGGTTACAATGAACAATAAATTAGAATGGGCAAAATTTTGGGCAGATAAAGGCTTTGCTGTTGTACCTGTTCATTATGTATTACCAGACGGTTCTTGCTCTTGCGGCAGTGCGTCTTGCGATAGTGTGGGTAAACATCCAGCGGGTTTTTGGACAAAGTGGCAAAAGGAACGCGCCGATTATGACCAGTTAGAAACGTGGTTCGAGGGGCGTTATGAACATTACAACCTTGGCGTAGTTACGGGCAAAGTAAGCGGCAACGTTTTTGCGATAGACGTAGACGTGGGCGAAGGTAAAGGCGGACAAGACAGTTTAGATGACTTGTGCATGGCGCACGATGATCTGCCATACACGTTCGAGCAAAAAACTGGTTCAGGCGGTCGGCATATATTTCTAAAAGCGCCAGACGACGTAACCATTATTACATCAAAAAACACACTAGGCAGCGGGGTTGATACGCGAGGCGAGGGCGGTTTTGTCGTTGTCGCACCATCGAACCATAAATCAGGCAACCATTATGCCTTGCCGCCGACGTACACCGACAACATAGAGGCAGCCGATAGCTGGGTGCTAGACCTTGTAAAGACCGATGCAGTACGCATGAACGGCACAAGTGTTATTCAAGATCAAAAGACAAACATGTGGGGCGATCTGCTAGACGGACGCGAAGGATACATGGTGCAGCTTATTCTTGGCACTATCCGCACATGGTGGGCTACGAAAGGTGTGTTGCCGACGCTCGAAGAACTTGTTGATGATGCATGGCCTACGTTTGAGCGTAAAGCAAAAGCCCGTGGGTCGAGCCTTGCAGAAGATAACCGAGGCATTGAACAGTTCAAAAAGAAAGCGTGGTATCAGTTACGTCGCGCAAAGAACAACGAATTAAGAATTTTGCATGGCGTAGAGCCAGCATCCGAAAAACCGAACACCATCGACGTGCTGCCCAAGAGCGTCGAAGGTAGATCCGAAACCCCAGCAATCCCCGACAACACGGGGTTTCGGATCACTGATTGGAGTATGAAACGTTACTCTGGCGAACCTCCGCAAATGGAATGGCTGATCGACGGTATTTTACCTCGCCGTGTGCCTGGCCTCATTTCTGCAATCGGTGGGCTGGGTAAATCGTTTATACTCTTAGACCTTGCCATGAAAGTGGCTGGCGGCGATCAAGGTATGCACCAAGAGATCGCGCTAGGAGGGCATGTCACACACAATGGCAAGGTCGTCTTTTTCGGCGCAGAAGATAGCGCCAACTCAATGCATCGACGCATTGCGTCTATCGGTGGCACTAATCTGCGTGATCGGGCAGCCGATAACTTGTTTGTTGTGCCGATGCCAGACGCGGGAGGGCCAACGCCGCTAATCGTTAATGCAATGGGGCAGTATGGCGTAACGCCAGCGTATGAGGAAATCCGCAAGCAATTGCTCGAACTTGGAGACATCGCGCTTATCATCATTGATCCGCTGCAAGCATTTGCGGCAGCCGATATTAATACTGATCCCGCCGCTGGTCAGTATTGGTGGTCGCTTATGTCCCACCTATGCGTCGAGACAAACGCCAACATTCTGATCGCGCACCATATGCGCAAGGACGGCGCGTTTAACATCACGAAAGCAACGCAAGCACGGGAAGCGATACGCGGGACAACAGCGCTCGTTGATGGTGCGCGGTGGGCTTACGGCCTTTGGGCAATGAACGAAGCCGACGAACTGGTGTTGGCACAAAAGATGGACTACATAGAAGCGGGTGTCGGGCAATGCGCCCAAGGTGCAGTCGTCAATACAAATGACCAGTGCGACATGCATATTCGCAGCTTTATCAGAAGTGACACGGGCTTGCTGATGGATCGCACGATGGAAGTAGAAACGATCTTGGATGCATCGACAAAGCTAGATCGATCACAAACGGCAGCCGTGTTTGAGGAAATCAATAGACGCTGGAACACGTCGGAACCGTTCAGCATGGCGCTGAACACAACCCGCAGCCTACAAGCATTTCTGCACAGCGATTACGGAATGCCAAAACGCGCAGCTAAATCGTACATATTAACGTGGGAAAAGCAGGGTTTTATCGAAAGCACGGTACACGACAGTAAAACGAAAACAAAAGGCATAAAGGTGATTAAAGCGCCAGACCAACCAAAGGTATGGAGTGTGTACGGATGACGGACAACAGAATAACGATAATACAGCAAATCAAACGTCAGGCCGAAATTATGGTGCTTGATCTGGCAAAGCACCCGCAGCGGCTAACACAGAAGCAACGCGCGGAAAACATCTTGCAGTTAGCAAAGAGTTTTCTGCGCTGCCCCGAATGTCACGGGGATGGATACGTCACAATCGAAGTACCGAAGCCTGATTATGTGAACGGCGGCTACATCGATACCAGACGCGAAACATGTGACGTGTGCAAAGGCGATGCAGAAATAGAAAACTTGGAGCAACTATTATGAAACACGATCAACCAAAAGACATGCGGCAGTACATTGAGCAATCGAACATGGTGCGCAGCTGGGATGAAATGGAAAAAGATTTACAGCGCCTAGAGCAACACCGAGAGCGCTTCTACAAACTGTGGAGAACGCGGTTTGATCGCATAAAGCGCGAATTGACTATGAGAAAAGCAGCATATGAATTTGATACGAACGAAACACTTTCGTGGCCTGAACCGAATGCAGACAAAAGCGACTAATTTCGTCACTTCCGCTTACTTCCGCCTACTTCCGCCAGCGGAAGTGACGCGGGGTCAACACGCAAAAACGGCGGAAGTAACAAGGGTAAACACGCAAAAACGGCGGAAGTAACAAATGATACAGCATAAAAATAAGGAATTTATGGCGGAAGTGGGCGGAAGTAAGGCGGAAGTAAACCCCCGTACCCCCTATACATTACTTCCGCCAACGCGGATTAGTAATGTTTATTGGGCGGTACGGTACAACGCGTACTCGACGGATTGGAGGCAACGTCATGCCTGTTAAATCACGTTACAACAAAGTTAAGAGACAACGAAAAACCGATGATGCAGAGGAACAATGGTTCGCACCAGCGATGTGGAGTGATAAACGATCAGAGATATGTCGCGCAGCCGTCAACTCAGTAGACAAGGTTGCCCGTGACCTCGAACAACGATGGGGCATCGGTAAACTCGAAGAACTCGCATCTCCACAACTCGCAGTAGACTTCGAACGCGCACGACAAAACTTCTCCGATGCAGCGAACGGCGATGACCACAATTACCTGGTGCAAAAAGCAAACAACCTGATCGAAGGGT